CGCCAAATGAAACGATTGCCTTGACGCTGTTCATCTGCCCTGCGGAGCTGGACAGTGTTCCCGTTATCGCGTCATCGTCTGCGGATGGCGTTGACGTACCGAAGTTGTAATAATCGCCCGTCTTACTTGCCCAATACGTTTGCGGCTGCGCGTCGCTCCCGGCAAAGACAAGCCTGTCCTCGAAGAAGCCGACGGCCTGCGGATAACCAGCCGACGCTCTCCATGCGGACAAAGCAAAGTCCGGCGTGGCCGTAGTTGCGCCAAGCCTGCGGACTACATCGCCCGTCGCACTCTGCGCGTCCGTGACGGAAGTTATTCTGACAATGCCGCTGTACTCTTTCGCAAAGGACTGTATCGTTACATATCCGCGCTGATTCGCGTCCTCCCCCGAATGTGTGGAGTTGTCAAACTCCGTGCTATACACGCGATAGGAACGTATCTCGTCGTCGTCGTTCGTGAAGGTCATGTTGTAGTTTTGGGAGCGGTTTCCGCTCTGCCGTTTGAGCTGCGTCCATGAGCCGTCATCCGTCAATTTCTGCACCATGAAGGAGCCGTCCCAGAAGCCGAAGGATTCAACGTAGACCGTGCCGCCCGGTACGCAAGTCACTGTAAGCGCCGTCGTCGGCACGCCCTTCTGGTATTGCCCCGGTACGGTATGGCCGATACGGAGAAGCAAATCCTCCATGCTGCTCGTGAAATAGCTTGCGCTTGCCGTCAGCGTAATCGTGCCGGTTTCCGCCGACGGCGTTATTGTCAAGTCCCCAATCTTCGGATCGTCAAAAGGCCCGTTGATTATATCCATGACCGCATACGTCCAGGACGTGTTGCTGTATCGCGTCAGCGTGGCCGGCGGATAGTTTGGATGGACAAGAAAGATAACGTCCGCCGACTGCGTATATTTTATCTGCGCCAAATCTTCCGCCTGATAAGGCGTCGTCACTTCGACGGGCGTGGCACCATTCATGATGATACCGCCCTGCGTGAAGAAGCGCACCTTTCCCGGCGTAAATTCCAGCACATAATTTTGTTCGGTATTGTAGCAGAACGGGATAAGCCGCGCCGCCGTATTGTTTTTCGTGGTCGTGACAAAGCGGAAACCGTTCCTGCGCGTCACGCCGCCATATCTGAGGACGATGGCGTTATAAAGCTCCGCCGCGCCCGCATCATATTTCTGTAAGTCAATCCTCCCGTAAAGGGCGGGGGTAAGTTCCCCGCCCGCAAAGGAGGGTTTTAGTTGGTACATCCCCATAGCCTGCACCTCATAAAACAGTTTCGAATCTTGCACGGATAAACGAGGACGGAGGCGGAAGCGGGACATTCTGCTCGTTCTCCGCATCGGAAACGGCCATGTTAAATATCAGGTCGTACTCCGATCTCGCCATAGAAATAATCTGCTCGTTTCCCGTAAGTTTCAGCGCGATAGACGCAGCCAGCTTCCATGAAAGCGCCTCGCAGAACATTTCATCGAAAAGCGCCGCGTCTCGCACGTCAGCCGTGTACTCCGCGACAACGCGCGGCTCGTTGGTATAGATGACAAGCCCTGTTTCGTCGCTCACGATCTTGTACCGCACATCAGGAAGCGGCACGAAATGACCGTCCGGCGCCACTGCAAATATCTTCCGCAAATAACAACAGTCCGCCGGGTATCTGTACGCATACAGATAATCCTGCGGACTGTCAGTCATTGCGGCAAGCTCCACTCGTCTTGTCGCCCACGGCCACGGATAACGGCGGAGAACCACGCGCCTGTCGTGTTCGTAAAACTGATTACACTTTCGCGCGGCCTCCGACGTTTCCGTTAAGGCCTCAATCGGGCTTGCACCTATGCGGCTCAAAGCCATGTTGCAAATCTCGATTTTATCCATTTCGCTTCGCCTTTGCCTTTGCTTTCGTCATCTTTGCTTTCGGCTCGTCCTGTTTGGGTTTCTCGGATGGCGACTCGACGGGCTTTGCAGCCGGCTTGCCGATTGCCTTGAAATGAACGGGAGGAGTGACGGCAGAATCAAGCTCTACCGTCTCACCCTTCTTGTAATACCGATTCTCCCAATAGCACGTCGCCTTGACAACGTACTTCATTACATATCAACTCCGATACCGTTCTGCATCGTCGCCGTGATCTTGCCGCCGACGGGATTCGTGCCTTTGCCGACGAGACGAATATAGCGATTGCCCGGCTTGATCGGAGAATGGAACTGCGCCAGCGTGCAGGGCTTGGAAGTCTGCGGCACAGAAGCCGGAACAGTAACTTCCACTTCATCCTGCGGAGTGGTAAAGTCCTCGTCAGCCGCCGACTGGAGCTTGAACGAATCCATGCTGCCGGAGGTAAGTTTCTGCGTCAGCTTCACGTCGATTTTCAGCGGCGAAACAAACGGGCCTTTGCTGCCCAGGTCAACCGCTACGCCCGTGCAGGCGGACGCCACAGTGACCGAGTTCATAAGCGTGTTTTCAGCGTCAATATAAGCCATGATTCTATTCCTCCTTCTTTTAGACCAACTGGCTCTCGGTATTGAGAATAGCGTCGCAGCGCAGGACAGGAATTCCCCAGAAGTGCGTGATCTTCTTGCCGCCGTATTCGTCAATCGACAGGCGCACGTTGGTTTTCTTCGCCGCAATAATGTCAAGATACGTCTGCACGTTGCGGTTTGCGAAGATCGCCAGCTTCACCTTGTCCGGGTTCTCGATCTGATTGTAGGCCTTAATCATGTTCTCGATGAAGGCGTCAGCATCGTTCGCCGTCAGCGCGTTCGTGTTGATATTCGCAACGCGGACGACGTAGCGCGGATCACGGACGGCAAGGCCCATATCCCAGTTGTACTGGCTCTCATAGCCGTAGAACTCGCCGCCGTCTGCGTCGTACATTTTCACGCGGCCATTGTCGCGATATTTGAAGCCGGCGCTCGTCCCTTTCGGGAAAATGCCATATACGGTGTCGTAGCCAAGTCCGACAAACCAAAGGGAAGTCAGGTCGTTGCCCGTGCCGCCGGCGTCGATAATCTGATCGGCCCAAATGCTGTCCTGATTCGCCTTGCTGTAATAGTAAGCGGAAAGGCCCGTAAACTTCGCCGGCGTAGCTTTCTCGTCGCCGTAGAAGAAGGTAGCCGCCATTTCCTGATTCATTGCTTCCTGCATGGCGACGTTTTCCGACAAGCGCCAGTTGCTGTCGTTGCCGTTGATCTGCAAAAGTTTTTCATCGACTTTTGCAAGCGCCTCCATGCCGCCGCAAGTGAAGCTCACCTGCTTCGTCTTGCTTTTCGTCGGTTTTACGCCTTTGTTGATAAGACGCCATGCAACGTCGGGAAGCTCAGCGCGCATAAGAGCCACTTCCTGCGTACCGTCATTGCACTGCTTGAACGGGAGTACGTCAAGAAGTCTGTTCGTCTGCGCCTGCAGCTCGATCACTGTCTGCATCGTGTACTCGCCCTTCGACCCGAATCTCGCCGCCCAGTCATGCAGGGTGACAAAATCCACACCTATTGCTGCCATTTGTACCACTGTCCTTTCTCTCGGTTAATTGTATTTGCTATTGCCAAACAACAAATCTGCCGCCGTCTTGGCTTCCGGCGCGGGCTTGCTGTCAGGAGCCGAATCTTCCTGGAGGAGGCTTCCCATTTCCTGGAGCATCCTCAACACTGCGGGATGGTAAGCCGCCCCGCTCTCGACAAGCACGCGCATAACTTCGCCCGTGTTGTCAAAGGTATTTACAATGTTTTTCGCGAGCTGCAGCTTTTCCGGCGATGTCAGCCCCGCCTTCTTGCACTCTGCTTCCCATGCGTTCTTCTGCTTGGTTGCCTGCTGCATCACGTCCAACATCAAATCAGAATGGAGCTTTATGAGGACGTTGGCCTGCTCCTGCGTCATGCCGGTCGCTCTCGCGACCTCGGTGAACTGGCTTTCAATCTCCGGCGTAAGCTGCAATCCTTCCGGCAGATTGAACTCGTACTTCTCAGGAATAACTGGAGCCTCCACGGGAGCCTGTTCTGCCTGAGGGGCCGTCAAGGTTTCCCCAATGTTTGCTTCCGTCGGGGTTTCCTGCGGGGTTTCCACTGTTGCCGTGTTGTTGCCATCGTCTGCCATTACAAATCTTCCTCCTCGTTTCTGTTTTTATGCTCTCTAAGCATCTTATATTCGAGCGCGAGGCCGTCCGTACCGACCGCCTCGATGCTCCGAATCATGCGCAGTAAATCCTCTCCCACGGAACGCCGCCCCTGCGAGAAGAAATCCTGCGCGTAATTCCCTGTTCCTCCAAGCGCCCCTGCGCCGCAAATGTCAAGAAGCTCCGCGACGAACTGCCGCCCTTTTTCGGTCGTCATGATCCAAAGAAGGTTGTCCTCGTCCATTTACATTCCCCCCATGATTGAGCCTATGCTGCGCTCCTGCGGGTTAATCTCGGACAGGAGCCGCGCAGCGTCAACGCCGTCTTTAAGGGCCGGCGCCATGTTCTCCATGTTTTCAAGCTGCTGCTGCTTGGCCTGCTGCTCTGCTCTCGCCTGCCGCATCTTTTCCACGTCTGTCTCGTCCCGAAGTACACTTTCCGGCGTGCCGGTATAGGCGGCGTGTTTTCTGATAGCGGCATCCAAGTCCAGGTTGTCCATAACGTCCGGCGATATGCCGGCAAGGTTTCCTGCCAGTGCAAGCGTCTTTTCCACAGCGGGAGCCGCCACGGCTTTCTGCGCCTGCGCCAGTAAGGAAATGAACTCGGCCTTGATGGTTCCTTCCTGCCCCTGCAATTCCTCCGGCATCGGAGGGAAAAGCCCGTTCCGAAGGCAAATCTCAAACGACCTCTTTGTAAGCGGCGCCAATACTTCATTGTGCATCTGCTCCAGCACAGGGGAAAGCATCAGGAGCTTTTCTTCGTGCCGCTCCGCCACTTCCCGCGCCGTCATTTCCGGCGTGTCGTTGTTGGCAAGCATTACAAATAAGTCATTGAAGAAGGCCGCCCCAATCTGCGACTGCTTAAATTGAATCGTTTGCAGTACGTCCTCGCGGCTGCCCTGCGTGTCAAAAAGGGTTCTAATGCCCTGCGTGAATGTCGGATCGGGGACGACGGTCAAGCCTCCGGGGTTCCGTTTCACTTTCGCAACAGAAGCAGGGGTAATCATCGGAGGATTGGCCCGATTTTCAAGGAGCTGCATATTGACCGCTTCCAGCTTTTGAAGCTGCATACAATTCCCAAGGGCGTTATGCCCCGGCCCCGTTCCGTATATCCCGTTCGCTATCGTCGTCCAGCGCGGCATCAGGAACGGGCATTCGTTATAGCCGGAGATTTTCAAAAACTTATCCTGCACCGTACTCTCGAAGTAGTACGCCCGCCAAGGGAAGATGCCCACGCCCAAGACTTC